GGATCAACCACATCATTTACCTTTAATCTGACAGATTATCCTGAAGAAAATTCTTATAATCAAGATACTGCAAATCTTTATTATGAAACAACTTCTCCAACAGCGTATGGACCAATATCTAAGGTAAGTGTAATTAGTGGAGGAAGTAATTATGCATTTACACCTGGAATTAGTTCAGTAACTACAAACTATGGTAGTGGTGCTATTTTTGAGTCGCAGAGTAATTCTATTGGAAAAATCGTCACAAATCAAATAGAAAATATTGGATTTGATTATCCGACAGATTTGACATTATCACCTACATTGAATCTGCCTGAGATACTTAATGTAGAACCACTGACTTCGTTTAAGAGTATTGGTATTACTTCTGCAGGCAAAAACTACTTAACATCGCCAGGATTAGTTGTTATTGACGGATTTAGTAAAAAAATTGTATCTGATGTTGATCTAAGATATGATCTTGGAGCAACTCAGGTAAGAATATTAAAGAATACTTATGGGATGTACAATACAACACCCACAATTATTCCAATATACAATTCAAACGGTGTTGGTATTAATTCAATAACATATAATCCAACCACAAAAGACGTTGTAGTTGGTTTTAATACTGGATTTAGTGATACATTCCCATTTGCAGTTGGCGATGAGGTTTTAATCGAAAATACTAGTGTTGGAATTGGATCTACCGCAAGAGGTTTCAATTCCTCAGAATATGATTATAAATTATTCACCCTAACTGAGGTCAATCCTGCTTTGGGTGGAAATACAGGTTCCATTACATATAATTTGTCAAATTATCTCACAACAAATGAATTTCCTGGAATATTTGATGCATCAAATTCTTTTGGTAGAGTTGTTAATAAAAATGATTTCCCAGTTTTTGATATTAAACTGAAAAAGAATGATTTCTTTGTGGGAGAAACTGTATATTCACAAACAGGGATTGGTATCGTAGAAAGTTGGAATAACAAAATCGAATATCTAAAGGTATCAACAGATAGTGATTTGTTGATAGGTGAGATTGTTACAGGTCAATCATCTAACACTAGAGGTGTGATAAAGAAAAAGATTGATTTTGATTCATTTATAAAATTAGCACCATCTTCAAAGGTCAATAAAGGATGGATTTATGATACAGGATTCTTAAACAACAATGTTCAAAGAATTGCAGATAACAATTACTACCAGTATTTCTCATATTCTTTAAAATCAAGAATTCCATATGAAAATTGGAACGAGCCTGTTCAATCTTTGAATCACACTTCGGGATTCTTAAAATTCTCTGATCTTATTATAGAAAATCAAGATGGTGATAGAAATTCAGCAACTCCTTTTACACAAGACAGTGTTGCAGATATTGTAGTTGATTTGGTTGGTAGTGGAAACATAAATTGCGTATATACCTTCGATTTAGCAACAGAAAAAACTACTAATATTGGTACTAGATTGGTTTCTGATGAGGTAATACTGCAAAATAGAGTTTTGACTGATTATTTTGAGTCGATTGGAAATAGAGTTCTTATTATTGATGATATAAGTGATAAATTTAATAGCAAAGCAAGACCAACAAGATTCAGTACTATTGATCAGTTTGAATTAGACTCTGCTAGAACCAAAAAGTACTTTACATTTGTAAGAGATAAGAGATTCACATTAGAAAGACAGATTATGGTAGTGTCATTACTACATGATAATGTTAATGGGTATCTTAATCAATATGGTAGAGTAGAAACATATTCGGATCTTGGATCTTTTGATTTTAATATCACATCAACTTTAGGTCAACTTAATTTCTATCCAATTAAGTACAGAATAAATGATTATGATATATCATATATTTCGCACGATTTAAAAGATTCTGTATCGGGTATAGGTCAGAGTTCATTGGGTAATGTTGTTAACATAAATTCCACACAAACCACATTTGCTTCCGGTTCATCTTCTGCAGGAACTATAGTTTCAATAGCAGATACTTATCGATCCGCAAAAGTTCTTGTTGAAATTGGTGGTGTTGATGGTTCCTATTATGAATTTGATGAGATTAACCTTTTACAAGATGGAACTAATGTTGATATTGTTGAGTATGGTCAATTAACAGATCATATAACTACCAATCCTTATGGTGTTCCAGGTCTTGGTACATATATTCCATACATTGATGGTTCAAACATTAAGATTGACTTTAAACCAAATGCAGCTCTTGGAGTTGGTGTAACAATCAACACATTGGTTGTATCAATAGCAAGTTCTACATCAGCATCCGTTGGTGTAGGAACAGAAGAGTTAAAGACTGGATACGTAAGTTCTGGTATTGCTTCAATCACTGCCTCTGGTTCTCCTGCAGAAACTGTAATTACTGAATATCCAAATGACAGTTCTTGTGCATATTATATTGTAAGTGTTGAAGATACTACAAACCAAAGATATCAAATGTCTGAGGTTGTAGTCATTGATGATGGCACAGATGTTTCTATGACCGAATATGGAATTATTCAGTCACACACATCTCTAGGTAATGTTGGTGCTGCAATAAGCACAAATGGAACTCAACTTACCTTTACACCAGAACCAAGTATTGATGTCCAAGTAAGAGTTTTCCAAAATGCACTTCGTCTTGTTGAAGATGAAAATTCTGTATCTAATACATCAATCAATCTTAATAATGCTGAAATTGTTAGTAGTTATGGAAACTATGATGGAACAGAAACATCTGTTATAAGAAGTTTTGACTTAACTCATAACCAAAATCCAATATTCTTGAGATACTTCAATGGAAGTAGTTCTGACATTATCGATACATCCACAGATTCTATACTCATTCCAGATCATTATTTTGTAACTGGCGAAAAAGTAAGATATTCTTATGCTGGTGCTGGAACAACTCAAGCAATTGGAATTGCTGCAACCGTTGTTACAGGTATTGGATTGACTGATAAACTTCCATCAACAGTTTATGTTGTAAAAGTTGATGAAAGTACAATCAAGTTGGCAGAAAATGCTTCTAATGCATTAAAAGAAACACCCGTTGTTTTTGATATTACATCTGTTGGAATTGGAACATCACATTCTTTAATTGCAACTAATCAGAATGCAAAAGGTCTTATTGCAATTGATAATTATATTCAATCACCAATTGTTGGAACATCAATTACCACATCTTTAGGAAAAAATGTAACTATTGTTGATACTCGTCTTACCTTTACTGGAATTACTTCATTCTTCAGTGGAAATTTGATTCAAATTAATGATGAAATTATGAAGATCGATACAGTTGGTATTGGAAGTACCAATATTGTATTAGTTAATAGATCTTGGATGGGAACTGGATTATCAACCCACTCTTCTGGTGATCTTATTAGAATAATTGACGGAAATTATAATATTATTGATAATACAATTCACTTTGCAGAAGCACCTCATGGATTAACACCAATAGGTTCTGTAACAAATCCACCAAATGAAAGGGATTGGGTAGGAATTGCGACACATTCTACCTTCCAGGGTAGAACATTTATGAGAAGTGGTGTTACAGACACTACACAAGAGACTTATGAATCCAATTATATCTTTGATGGAATATCTAATCAGTTTAATGGAATTGATAAGACATTCACTTTGACCGTAGACGATCAAAATGTTGCTGGTTTCTCAACAAATAATGCTGTAATTCTTATTAATGGAGTGTTCCAAGGTCCACAAGGAGAACAAGCAGAATTAGAAGATTACACACTCATAGAAAGTGCTGGTATTTCAAGTATCAGGTTTGTTGGAACAGCATCTTCTGTTGGATATGATGTCAATAATGCAAATGTTCCTGTTGGTGGTGTAATTGTTTCTGTTGGTTCTTCTACAGGATTTGGATTACAACCTCTTGTCTCTGCTGGTGGCACTGCTGTTGTTTCTGCTGCTGGAACTATTTCAGCGATTAGTATTGGAAATAGTGGTTCTGGATACAGAATTGGAATACAGACTGTAGTTAATGTTGGAGTTCAAACTACAAGCACAGGAACACCAAATATTGAGTTTATTGGAACTGCTTCGGTAAGCAATGGTCATATCATTGGTGTTGCGATTACTAATCCTGGATTTGGATATACTACAACTAATCCGCCAATTGTCGTTTTTGATGACCCTCTCTCTTATTCTAATATTCCTTTGATTTATAGTTCTTCCTCTTATCAAGGAACAGGAACTGAAGCAAAAATTGATGTTGTTGTTGGTCAAGGTTCTAGTGTAATTGACTTTACAATCAAAAATACTGGATATGGTTATGGTCAAGGAGAAATTCTAACAGTTGAAATTGGTGGCAACACTGGTATTCCAACAGATACCACAAAACCATATGAACAGTTCCAAGTTACAGTTGATAGAACATATAATGACTTATTCTCGGGATGGGTTCTTGGACAGTTAGAAGTTCTTGATAGTTTTGAGGATCTATTTGATGGTACAACTAAAAAGTTCCCATTAAAACTTGGTGGAAATCTAGTTACAATCCGTTCAACAAAAGGATCGAATATTGACATAAAATCAACACTTCTTATATTTGTTAATGATATTCTCCAAAAACCAGGTGAAGCATATTACTTTGAAGGTGGAAGTGTTGTAGAGTTTAGTGAAGCTCCCAAAGAAGGTGATTTTGTAAAAGTCCTATTCTACAAAGGAAGTGGTGATATTGATGTAATCTTTAGAGATGTTTTAGAAACAATTAAGGTTGGTGATGAAATTACTTTAAACTATGAACCAGGTTTTGGGCAGGGATTGGGACTTCAAGAAGAATCTAGAGTTGTTACCGGTATTAATACCACAGATTCTTTGGAAACAAACCCATATTCTGGACCAGGAATAACTACAGATGATACTTTGGCAAGACCACTTAAATGGTGTAGACAAACTTCTGACAAAATCATTAATGGTAGAATTGTTGGAAAAGATAGAATTCATTATGAACCATTAATTAATCCTTCATCATATCTGATTAGTTCCGTAGGAGTTGGTTCAACAACAATTTACGTTGATAATATCAAACCATTCTTTGATGCCCAGAATGAAGGTACATCACTAGATTTCCAAAATAAAGTTACATTTATATCTCAAGACTCTTTAGTAGCAGCATCTGCAACAGCGATAGTTTCTACTACAGGTTCAGTGACTTCAATTGATGTAACTGAAGGTGGTTATGGTTATTCTTCTACGCCATTAGTAACGATACAAACACCTGTTGGTATTGGAACTACACAAAAAGCAACTGCTACTGCAACACTTACGTCAGGATCTGTTGCAACTATTTCTGTAGTAAGTGCAGGAACTGGATATACAAATACAAATCCTCCGGCAGTTCTTATCGAACCACCAACTTTATTGAGTGAAGTTGCAGATACTATCAACTATTCTGGAGATTCTGGCATAATTGTTGGTGTTGGAACTACAGCACAGGAAACAATATTTGATTTGTTTATTCCTACAGATTCTTTCTTGAGAGATAATACATTAGTTGATCCTGCTATCACTGTAAGTGGAATATCTACTGGCGACTTCTTTGTTGTTTACAATTCAAACATTGGAAGTGCTTCAACATCTATTGATTCATTCAACAGTTCTAACGAAATTATTGGAATAGGAACTCAATTCTTAGATAATGTTTACCAAGTATCATCTTGCTCAGATGTTCAAGTGAATGTTATTGGTGTTGGCACAACATCAGTAAGAAGGGTATATGTGAGAACTGGCATCAGTACTATTGATTTTAGTTCAACAACTATCACTTTTGATTCTACTGTATATGATTTCAGTTCTATTGGAATTGGCGCTGGTGCAGGCACTTTCCTTGGAATAACAACATCAAACTACTATGGCAATTTTAGTTGGGGTAAAGTTGTTCTTTCAAAACCTCTAGAAAATGGTTCATTTAATTCATATACATTTAGAGGTGTTGGTGGAATATCAACCTCGGCATTTGTAAACAGAACCGCTCCGCTGAAGTATTTAAACTATACTAGCTAATGTTTTTTAAAATAAATAAAAGAAAACGTAAGTTACGATGTCAAGAGTAGCAATAAACACCGGATCAGTTGGAAATGACGGAACTGGTGATAGTTTAAGAACTGCTGGTGGTATTATTAATGATAATTTTGCAGAAATTTATAGTCAGTTTGGCGATGGTACAAATTTAACACCAACTTGGGATAAAACTGCGGCTGGTGTTAATACAACTTCTAATGTTGGAATTGGAACAACAAATCCAAGATTTGCTCTTGAGGTTGGTTCTGTTGGGTCATCAGGAACTTCCTTGTTTGTCAATGGCAATGCAAGAGTTACTGGTATTTTAACTGTAGGTTCTTCTTCTATTATATTGGATGGAAATACAAATAAAATACTTGTAGGATCTGGAATTTCTTTTGATGGAAACACTGGTGTAATCAGCGCAACTGCTTTCTATGCTGGTGGTTCAATTGTATCTGCTGGTGGAGAATCCTATTGGGATCAAACAGAAGTAGGTATTCATACACTTTCTAATGTTGGTATAGGAACAACAAATCCAACAAGTGCTCTCACAGTAAAAGGAAATACTTCTCTTGAAACTTTAAGTGTTTCTGGTGTTTCTACTTTTAGTGGTGATATAAAATTTTCAGGAACATATGGAGATAATGGAGCTTTATGGGATGAATCTGAGGGTGCTCTTATATTTAAAGATGGGAGGGAAATAAGATTTGGTGATTATGATGGAAGTGGTGGTGATTTGAGAATTTATCATGATGCAGGTGGTTCTCATAGTTACATACAAGATACGGGAACTGGTAATCTTAGAATAATTTCTAATGGTGATACTATTGAGTTGTTGAAAGGTACATCCGAAACTATGGCAAAGTTCAACACTGACGAGTCAGTGGAACTTTACTATGATAACTCTAAGAAATTTGAAACTCTTGGCGCTGGTGTAACAGTTACTGGAACTACCTTCACAAATCAGTTAAATGTTTCTGGTATTTCTACATTTTCTGGAAGAATTGTTGGTCCAGTAAGATTTTCTAAAGATGGTTCTGCGGATGCATCACAAAATGTAGAAATAAACAACGACGGTTCTTATGCATTTTTAAATGTCGGCGGCTCGTCATCATTCTATTTTGATTCTCCAAATACTAACATAAGAAATACTTTCAGTGGTGGAAGAATTCGTATGGATTCTCCATCGGGAATTGATTTTGAACAGTATGGACTTGGGGGAGCATACAGAGCAAGATTTGATGACAACTCAGTAAGTTTATATTCTTCAAATAGTAAAAAATTTGAAACTCTTGGCACTGGTGTAACAGTCACTGGAACTACTTTTACCAACCAGTTAAGTGTTTCTGGTGTTTCTACCATTAACGGGATTACTGTTAAGGGACCAGGTTCTACTAACGTTTACATTGGGCAGAGTGTAGCAAATTCCGACCTTGGGGGACAACAAAACACTGCTGTTGGATATTATGCACTTAATAATGCGATAAACTGCAACTTTAATACTGCAGTTGGAACACAAGCTCTATCTAACTTAGGAATTAATAATCCATCTACTTCATTTCAAAGAAATACTGCCGTTGGAACTGGAGCTGGACAACAACTCACTTATGCAAATAATAATACATTTATTGGAGATTTTTGTGGATCTCTTATTACTACTGGAAGTTCAAATACAATTATTGGAAAATATAGTGGAAATCAAAATAATCTAGATATTAGAACTTCATCAAATAATGTTGTTCTTTCTGATGGTGATGGTAACATTAGACTTTATGCAAATTCCAGTGGCAATATCGGAATAGGAACCACAAATCCAACGGCTGACGTTACAACATCAAATACCAATGTTCTCGCAGTTGGCATAGTTACTGCAAATACTTTTTATGGAGATGTATCAAATGCTGCAGTAGGTAGATGGATTCTAGGTGCTAATGGAACATCTGATTATACATTTACTGGAATTGGATTTACACAAACCACAAATGATCCAGTTTTATATCTCGCAAGAGGTATGGTATATGAGTTTGTAAATAACTCTGGAGGTGCTCATCCTTTTGAAATTCGCGTTTCTAATGGTGGAGCAGCATATAGTGATGGCGTCACTAATAATGCAGCAGCAACGGGCGTCATAAGATTTGAAATTCCTTTCAATGCTCCAAACACATTATATTATCAATGTACAGCTCATTCGGGAATGGGAAATACAATTAGTGTTTATCCTAACACTATCTAAAATACTTAATAAATAAATAAAAACTCCCGTCAAATGTCTGCAATAATTACTGATCAACTTCGTATATTAAATGCAAAGAACTTTGTAGCAGGGGTTGCTTTAACTAGCAACTCTTACTATTCTTTTGTTGGTCTGCCAAATCCAACTGATTATAATACTGACTGGAACACAAGTCCACCATCTCCTGTTGATAATTTTAATCAGGAAAACAATCATTGGGACACAATGATTGCGATGAAAAAAATATCCAAAACTGATGTTAGACAGGTTGTAAGAAAAACTATTTGGACATCTGGTGTTACTTATGATATGTATCGCCACGACATCAGTGCAACAAAGCTATCACAACCATCAAATTCGGTTGATTTATACTCTGCAAACTATTATGTTTTAAACAGTGATTATCGAGTTTATATTTGTCTGCAAAATGGAACTTCTCCAGAAAATCCATCCGGAAGACCTTCTCTTGATGAACCAACATTCACTGATTTAGAACCAAGAGAAGCAGGAACAAGTGGTGATGGTTATATTTGGAAATATCTTTACACAATTAGCCCAAGTGATATTGTAAAGTTTGACTCTACAAACTATATGCCAGTTCCACAAGACTGGGATACAAGTTCAAGAGAAGCGGCAGTTAGAAATAATGCAGCGTCTAGTGGACAATTAAAAATTGTAACCATCACCAATAGAGGTGTTGGATTAGGAACAGCAAATAGAACTTATACAAGAGTACCTATTAGGGGTGATGGTTCCGGTGCAGAAGCAACTGTTGTTATTAATAATGACTCTAAAGTCGAAACTGTAACTGTTTCTAGTGGTGGATCTGGATATACTTTTGGTACGTTAGATCTTGTTGGTGGAAATGTTCCAACAGGCACAACATCACCAGTCTTTAACGTTATCATTCCTCCACAAGGTGGTCATGGTGCAGACATTTATAAAGAACTTGGTGCATATAATGTTCTTCTTTATTCTAGAATTGAGAATGATGCAGAAAATCCAGACTTTATTACTGGAAACCAAATTGCACGAGTTGGCATTGTAGAAAGTCCTTTAAGTAATGGTTCTGATAGTATTCTAACACTTGATAAAGCAAGTGCTGTTTATGCACTCAAGCTGACAGGTATTGGTTATAGTTCTGTTGTCTTTAATGCAGATACACAAATCACCCAAACTATCGGTGTTGGATCAACTGCTTTTGGTAGAGTAATTTCTTATGATCAAAGCACAGGTGTTTTGAAATATTGGCAAGACAGATATCATTGTGGTTTTAACACCAATGGTACACAAAACGCATCACCAACTTACGGATTTTCCTTACATAGATTTACTGCTGATATTGGAGGTGGCGGATCTTTTAACATTCTTGGTGGTAGTGCAACTTTAGCAATCCAAACATCATTTGGTAGCGAAAGCAACCCGGGTATCAGTACCGTAATAAATAGTAGGACATACTATTTGGGCCAACAGTTTGTTAAGGGTGTGTCACAACCAGAAGTCCAAAAGTATTCTGGAAATATCATTTACGTTGATAATAGACCATCAATTACTCGGTCAACAAACCAAAAAGAAGATATTAAAGTCATTTTGCAATTCTAAGGAATTATGTCTCAAGAAATCAACCTCAACGTAGCTCCATATTTTGATGACTACAATCAACCAGTGATTGGTGGTAAGGATAATAATTATTATAAAGTTCTCTTTAAACCTGGATATCCAGTACAAGCTAGAGAACTGACTACTTTACAGTCAATTCTTCAAAATCAGGTTGAACAGTTTGGCAATCACTTCTTTAAAGAAGGTGCAAAGGTAATTCCAGGAAACCTTACATATATTCAAAATTTTTATGCAGTTGAGGTTGAAAGCAATTTTTTAGGCATCCCAGTATCATTATATCTTGACAATTTAGTTGGGTTGCAAATCAGAGGAGAAACTTCTGGTGTTGTAGCAATTGTTAAAAAGGTTATTACTTCAGATGAGTCTGAAAGGGGAAATATTACTTTATATGTTGACTATTATCAGTCAAATCAAAATAATTTGTCTTCAAGAGATTTTGAAGACGGTGAGAATTTAATTACAGATTCTAATATTTCTTTCGGAAGTACTTTTATTTCTGCAGGTGAGGGATTTGCTAGAACTATTGCTTCAGACGCAAATTCGGTTGGATCTGCTTTTGCTTTAGGTGCTGGTGTCTACTTTATTAGAGGTTATTTTGTTGATGTTAATGATGAGATTTTAATCTTAGACCAATATACAAATACTCCAAGTTATAGAATTGGTTTTGATATTATAGAGGAAGTTATATCTGCTGATGTTGATAAAAACTTAAGTGATAATGCAAATGGATTTAATAACTATGCAGCACCGGGTGCTGATAGATTAAAAATATCTGCCATTTTATCAAAGAAACCACTGGATAACTACGATTATCCAAGTTTTATTGAATTGGCAAATGTAAAAGATGGTGTACTCAGAAAAATTAACAAAAATACTGATTACAATCTTTTAGCAGATGAACTTGCCAGACGAACTTTTGATGAATCTGGAAATTATTATATCAAATCATTTAGCACTTTTTGTAAAGAAAGCTTGAATGATGGCAAAGGAAATAATGGAATTTATTTAGAAAATCAAAAGACATCTTCTGGGGTTTCGCCATCAGAAGATTTGATGGTTTATAAAATTAGTCCAGGAAAGGCATATGTAAAGGGATACGAAGTAGAAACCATTTCTCCAGTCCTCCTGGATGCACCAAAACCAAGAACTACAAACTTAATCCAGAATCCAGCAGTTAATTTTAGTTTTGGTTCTACCCTCAACTTAAACAGATCTTCTGGTGCTCCTTCTATTGGTATTAATACCTCATCAACGATTAGCCTCAGAGATGCTAGGGTTGGTTTAAGTTCATATGCACCTGCAGGTAAGGAAATAGGTGTAGCAAGAGTTTATGATTTTGCTCTGGAATCTGGTTCTTACGAATTAGGAAATCAAAATATCAACAGATGGGACATTTCTTTATTTGATGTTCAAACATTTGGTGACCTGAGTGTAAATGAAGCGGTTACCTTAAGCACACCAACATACATTAAAGGCGATTCTAGTGGTGCTACAGCGTTCCTCAAGCATGATGTTTCTGCTGGCGTAGCACTAACTGTATATCAAATTTCTGGTAACTTTATTAACGGCGAAAAGTTAATCTTTGATAGCACTAATGATACTAGAGTTAGTATTGGATTCAGTAATTATGGTCTTTCTGATGTCAAATCTCTTTATTCAAATGTTGGAGCATCCAAAACCTTCTCTGCAGATACTATTCAGTCAGTCTCTGGTTTGATTGGTAACGGTAATGCATCAATTTCTGGATTCTCTGCAGGCGTTTCTACTATTACTAGCCCAACTGTAACATTCCCCGGAATTGTTACAACAGGCAATTTAATTCAATATACAAGACCAGAATTTACAACCAAATCTTTTGCAAGAGTTGATCAAGTATTAACAAACTCTATTATTGTTAGTGGAATTACTACAGTAAATGGTGTTTGTGATGGTGGATTGCCCTCTGCAGTTTCTACTGAAGTAAATGATCTTTCCATTCTTTACACAAAACTTCAAGCAACACAGAACAACAATAGACTATTCTCACCATTACCAAAAGTAAATATTGAATCTGTTGATCTTACAAATTCTTCTTTGATTGTTAGAAGAGAATTTGATATTACTATAACTGACAATTCAACAAATACAATAACTGCAGCAGAAAATCAAGTATTTTTGCCTTTTGACGAAGAAAGATATATTTTATCAAGATCTGATGGAACTTTAGAAGTTCTTACAGAAGATAAGTTCCAATTTACAAATGGTTCTACTGAACTTGTTATTAATGGATTGGGATCCAATGATAGCAGTGCTAAATTAGTTGCAACCTTAAGAAAAGAATCGGTAACTTCAAAAGTAAAAAGAAAAGCACGTATCGGTTCTTTAATTGTTGACAAATCTAAGTATGACTATTCTGGCACTGGAACCACTACAAAAAATGATGGTTTGACATTCGGAACATATCCATTTGGAACTCGTGTCCAGGACGAAAAGATTTCTTTAAATATTCCTGATGTAATTAAGATCCACGGAATTTATGAATCTAGTGATACTTCTGAACCAGTTCTTCCAAATTTGGTAGTTGGATCATTAGATGGACCAACAGCAAAAACAGATGATTTGATTATTGGCGAAGAATTTGTTGGAACTGTTAGTGGCGCAAGAGGAATATATGCTGAAAGATTAGACAGTAGTAAAGTATCATTCATTTATTTAAATAAGAATGTTTTCCAAGAAGGCGAAATCGTTAAGTTTTTAGAATCTAACATTAATGGAATTGCATTCACACTGAATCAAGGTAGTAAAAATATTACTGATAATTTTACTTTCTATAATGGTCAAACAGCGACTCACTACGATTATAGTTATATTTTAAGAAAGCAAAATACCAAAGAACCTGTAAGAAAGATAAAGATTGTATATTCTAATGGTTATTATGACACTTCAGAAACTGGCGACATAACCACTGCAAATTCATATGATCTTTTTGATTATGGAAAAGATATTCAAAAAGTAAATCAGTTTAGAAACACTGATATTTTGGATGCAAGACCTAGAGTTAGTAACTTTACAGTTTCTGCTGGATCTAGATCGCCATTTGAATTTGAAGGAAGAACATTTACTAGCGGAAATCATAGCACCAACTATGTTTTAGCGTCTGATGAATCTGAAACACTGTCATTTACATATTATCTCCCAAGAATTGATAGAATTTATTTGACAAAAGAGGGTATTTTCCAATTAAAGGTTGGTGAACCAGCAGATAATCCAAAACTTCCCGAAGAAGTATCTAATGGACTGAATATTGCAAATGTTGCTTTACCTCCATATCTTTATGATGTTAGAGATGCAGAAGTAAGTTTTGTTGATCACAAGAGATATCAAATGAGTGATATCTTCAGACTTGAGAATAGAATTAAGAATCTTGAATATTATACAAGTCTTTCACTTCTTGAAAATAATACTGCAAACTTGTTCATTTCAGACTCTGTAGGACTGAACAGATTTAAATCAGGATTCTTGATTGACAACTTCTCTTCCGTTGGTGTTCAGGACAACACTGTTGGTGTGAAGAATAGTTTAGATCTTCAAAATGGTCATCTTAGACCATCACACTACACAACTTCACTTAATCTTGAGTTGGGTTCTGATGCAATTGCAGGAATTGGAACAACAACTAATGCAAATCAAGATAAAAATTATCTGAGTAATATACTCGGAACAAATATCAGAAAAACTGGTAGTGTTTTAAGTTTGGATTATGATGATGTTCTTTGGGTAGAACAACCATTTGCAACAAGAGTTGAAAATGTAACTCCATATCTTGTAAAGACTTGGGAAGGAACTATTGATCTTGAACCCACAGTTGATGTTTGGATTGATGTAAATCGTCTTGAACTCAGAGACGTTAGAATGGAAGGTTCTTTCCTTGGTGTTGCAGAAGCACTAAGGTCAGAAGTTACTGACCAAGCAGATGGTTCAAGATTGGGAGTAAGTCCTATTATTTGGAACTCTTGGGAAACAAACAATATTAGACAAGATCTTGGACTCGCCTTAAGTGCAAGTATGTCTTCTTCCTCAAGCACAACTGATGTTGGTGGCGGAAGACAGGAAGTTTCTACGACAACTAGTATTGATATTGGAGGAGGTGTAAGTCTTGCAACTAACTTAGACCAAAGAAGAACAGGTGTTCAGCGTACAGTTAGAGAGCAGATTGATACAGAATCTCTTGGTGATAGAATCGTAAGTAGAAATATTATCCAATTTATGCGCTCCAGAAACATTCAGTTTACTGGTAAGCGTCTGAAACCAAATACTCAAGTATATGGATTCTTTGATAGTATTGATGTTAACAACTTCTGTACACCAAAACTGTTAGAAGTTTCAATGACTTCTGGAACATTCCAGGTTGGTGAGAATATTATTGGTACAATGCCAACTGCCACTATAGTTGATGGTTTTGATACAAGCACACTTCCATATATTTCTTTCCGTCTTGCAGTTTCAAACCATAAGTATGGTCCATATGATAGTCCTACAGATTTCTATGCACAAAACCCATATGATAGACAAAACAATATTCCTGAAAACTATTCATCAACCAGCACACTGCTGAATATTGACACATTCAGTTTGTCAAATGAAAGGCAACCAGAATTCTGGGGTTGGGCAAGAACTGGTATGATTCTTAGAGGTCAAAGCAGCGGTGCAGTCGCAACTGTTTCAAACCTCAGAATGGTAACTGATAACATTGGCACTGTAATTGGTACTTACCTTGTTCCTGATGGTAATGTTCCAGGAAATCCAGTATTTGAAACAGGAAGAAGTGTATTCAGATTAACAAACAGTTCTACAAATAGTAGAATTGGTGGTGTTGTAACAACATCTGCTGAAGAAATCTTCTATTCACAAGGTGATATTGATAATACTCAAGAAGTCACTCTTTCTCTCAGAAATACTAGGGTTGAGCATCAAGATTTTGAAGAGACAAGATCTTTAACAGCATCTTCTGTTGCAACCTCTAACGCAGGAGCAACAACTTCTTCATCTACCCAAATTACATCACAGGTAATTAATAATATTACCAATGTCACTAATGTAACACAAAATATAACACAGCAACGAGCAAGAAGAATTGACCCACTTGCCCAGTCATTCTATGTTGATGATGCGACTGGTATTTTTGTAACCAAATTGAATGTATATTTCAGAACAAAAGATTCCACATTACCCGTATATTGCCAACTCAGAGAAATTAAAGTTGGTCTTCCAACGCTGAAGATACTTCCATTCTCTGAAGTTGAATTGTCACCAGATCAAGTTAATGTGTCTGAAGATGCATCTGTTCCAACGACGATTGAATTTGATTCTCCAATCTATTTGAATGGTGAAACAGAATATGCAATTGTGTTGCTTTCAGATTCTACAGAATACACTGTTTGGATTTCTCGTCTTGGAGAAGCAGATGTTACCTCTGCAGCAACAGAAGCTGGTCAAATTCTTGTATCATCACAACCAATTCTTGGTTCACTCTTTAAGTCACAAAACGCTTCAAGTTGGGATGCAAGTCAGTATGAAGATCTTAAGTTTGAACTTTATCGTGCTAACTTTGTTTCTAGTGGATCGGTACAATTCTTCAATCCAACACTACCAACAAATGGCGTAGATGTATTGAGAAAAGATCCATTTGACATTGATTCAAAAACTGTCCGAATTGGAATCGGAACAACAGTTCAGGATACTTTAACAAATGGTAATACATTTATTCAGTTACAATCTGGCGCAACAGGAACTCTTGTTGGTACTGCTGGAACAGTAGCAACTTTGAGTATAACAAATGCTGGTATTGGATACACTCCAAGTGCAGGCGCTGTTACTTACAATAATCTCGTTCTTACCAATGTTACTGGAACAGGTAAGAATGGAACTGCAAATATAACCATTGATAGTGGAGTTGCAGTTGCTGCGACTGTTGCTAATGGTGGAAATGGTTATTCTGTTGGTGATTTGCTTACAGTTTCTTCTATTGGAATATCTTCTATTGGAAGAAATCTGAGATTAAGTGTTTCTACTCTGAGTGGTGTTAACGAATTGGTAATTGATGATGTTCAAGGTGACTTTACTGTTGGTGCAGGATATACACTTACTTATGTTAATAACTCTGGCGTAACTACAACCCTTAACAGTGCTTATGGTGGAAATGTTACCATAACACAAACGGTTGAAGAAATTTATGATGGATTACATTTCAAGGTCAATCAAAGAAACCACGGAATGCATTCTGATGTTAATAAGGTAACAATTATTAATGCAAAATCAGATGTAATACCTACAACTCTTTCTCTTGATTATGAAGCAGCATCAACAGCAAGTATTTCTGTTGCCAGCACTTCAAACTTCACAACTTTTGAAAATGTAAGTGTTGCTAGCACAAATCCTGGTTATGTTTTAATTGGAAATGAAATCATCAAATATACAGGAGTTTCTGGAAATACTTTGACAGGTGTTACCAGAGAAGTGGATGGAACAAAAGCATTTACACATAGCAATGGTGAATTAGTTTATAAGTATGAACTTAATGGCGTTTCACTTCTGAGAATTAACAAGACACATGATTTAAATGATGCTGATATTAATGAGCAGATTGGATTAGATTATTACTACCTGAAAACTGATATGAATTCTGGCACTGATCTTACTGATAGAACAGGTTCTGGTTCATTACCAGCACTGTTCTTTAATGAGACCAAGAAAACAGGTGGTCTTAATGTTTCTGCAACATATAATGTACCATTTGAACTTATTACTCCTTCAATTAGAACAATCAGTCCAAAATTCACAACAATTTCTGCTGCCGTAAGAACTGTAAGTGGTCAAAGTATTGATGGCACTGAAACACCTTATCTTGATAAGGGATTCCAACCAATTTCATTAAACAACACAAATTACTTTGATTCACCAAGAATTATTGCTTCTCAAGTGAATGAAGATGCAAGATTAACAAGTTTACCAGGCAATAAATCGTTCACAATGAATATGAACTTATTGAGTGTTGATCAAAGATTATCGCCTTGCATTGATCTTACTAAAACCAACATAATCTTTACATCAAACAGAGTCAATCAACCAATCACAAACTACATTACCGATAACAGAGTAAATGGAATCGAGAATGATCCAAACTCATTCTACTATGTTTCCAAACCAATCACATTACAAACTTCTGCAACTTCAATTAAGATTATTCTTACTGGTGCAATAAATGAGCAGAATGATATTAGAGCATTCTACTCTGTTCAGAATGATGTAAGTGAGTCACCAATATTTACCGCTTTCCCTGGTTATTCAAACCTTTCTTCTGGACAGGTTATTGATCAATCATCTAACACAGGATCGCCTGATACATTAATACTGAAAAATTCATTCTATGATTATGTTCCAACCCCAAGATCATTTAAAGAATATGAATTTACCGTTGACAACTTACCTTCATTCAAGAACTTTAGAATTAAACTTGTTATGACTTCTACAAATCAGGCTATTGTTCCTGTAATTCAAGATCTTAGAGTTATTGCACTTGCTTGAGGTAGAAAATGAATTTAGTACCAGTTGAAGGTGAAAATCATCTCTATAGAGATACAAATACTAATGCTATTGTGAGTACAAATCAATCTGAGCACGCGATGTATCTTTCTAGAAAAAAATTTCAAGAAAATGAAAAGGATAGAATCAATAGTATAGAGTGTGAAGTTACCTCTATCAAAAATGATTTGGATGAAATTAAAACATTGCTAAAAAATTTGTCAAAAGGACTATAGGTTTCAACTAAAGATAAATATTTTTTAGAGGTTATTAAGTAAATGGCGCAACCATCTTCCAGACAGGATTTGATAGATTACTGCAAGAGAAAACTGGGGGCGCCAGTTTTGGAAATTAACGTTGCAGATGAGCAAATTGACGATTTAGTTGATGACGCAATTCAATTTTTTCAAGAGAGACACTTTGATGGTGTCTCTCAAATGTACTTAAAGTATCAAGTTACTCAAGAAGATATTGATAGAGGTAGAGCACCTAACGGAGCAAATCCAACAGCAGGAATTGTTACAACAACAGCATCTGCAACAATAGCAGGTGCTGCAACAACATTTTCATACAAAGAAAACAGCAATTATTTACAAATTCCACCATCAGTTATTGGTATTACAAAAATATTCCACTTTGATGGAACAAACACTGTAACTAATAATATGTTCAGTGTTAAGTATCAAATGTTTTTAAATGATATTTACTATTGGGGTTCAACAGAATTATTGACATACGCAATGGTCAAGACATATCTTGAGGATATGGATTTTCTATTGACAACACAAAAACAAATCAGATTTAATCAAAGAATGGATAGATTATATCTTGATATTGACTGGGGAAGTGTTAGTGTTGGTGATTATTTTGTTATTGATTGTTTCCGTGCGTTAGATCCAAATGATTTTAGTCGTGTGTGGAACGATTCGTTCTTAAAAATTTATTTGACCGCTCTTATCAAACGCCAGTGGGGTCAAAACCTAATCAAATTCCAAGGAGTAAAACTTCCTGGTGGTGTTGAACTAAATGGTAGACAAATATACGATGATGCACAAAAAGAATTAGACACCATAATGGAAAGAATGTCTAATACATATGAACTTCCACCACTGGATATGATAGGTTAATCATATGTTGAATCCATTTTTCCAACAAGGTTCAAAAACAGAACAAAGTCTAATACAAGACTTAATTAATGAGCAATTAAAAATATATGGTGTAGAAGTATATTATCTTCCAAGAAAATATGTTACTAAAAAAACCATAATTAGAGAAGTAATTGAATCCAAATTTAATAATGCATACCCAATAGAAGCATATGTTGATACATATGAAGGATATAATGGTCTAGGAACTTTGATGTCAAAATTTGGCATCCAAGAAATGGATGATCTTATTTTGACAATTTCAAAAGAAAGGTTTGAAGAATATATAACCCCATTAACTAAAAGTTTAAGCAATATAGAACTTGCAAGTAGACCAAAGGAAGGGGATTTAATTTATTTTCCTTTGGGTGACAGATTATTTGAAATTAAATACGTAGAACACGAAAAACCATTTTATCAATTACAAAAAAATTATGTCTATCAGTTGACTTGTGAACTGTTTAGATATGAAGATGAGGTAATTGATACTGATGTTGCAGAAATTGATGACAATATTGTTGACCAAGGATACAATATTACACTCACAATGGTTGGTTTAGCATCAACTGCATCTGCGATAACAGGAATTGTAAATGGTGGAGTAAGATTCATAACATTAACAAATCGTGGCGATAATTATACTTCTGCACCTAGAGTTGCTATTTCCTCTGCACCTTCTGGAGGATTGACTGCAGTTGGTATTGCTACAATGATTACTGGATTGGTTGATTGTGTTGGCATCACAGACGATCAAAAAGTTCAGGGTGTTGAACTTATCAATCCAGGTTATGGATATACAGTAGCACCTGGTGTTGCTTTTATTGGTGGTGGTGGAGCAGGAGCAGCAGCAACTACACAAATCGCTGATGGTATTGTAGGTGTCGTTACTATCACTAATGGTGGTGGTGGATACACTAACTCACCAATAGTAACCTTTAGTGGTCCTACTGGTGTGGGAACAACAGCAACAGGAACTGCTCTTATTAGTTCTGCAGGTATTGTTACTGCAATTAGAGTTATTGATGCTGGTGTTGGATATACAGTAGCACCAACGATTACAATTGGTTCTCCAAGCGGTCTAGGAAATACTGGAAGTTATTCATACAACGAGATAGTAACAGGTTCAGTAAGTGGAACTACAGCGTATGTCAATTCTTGGAATGCCAATACAAACGTCTTGGAACTCAAGATAGTTTCTGGCACATTCTTAACTGGAGAAACACTTGTTGGTTCAGCAAGTAGTGCAAGTAGATCAATATTAGCAGTTAATACATACGATATTATTGATCCATATGCAGATAATGACAATATTGAAACCGAAGCTGATGCAATATTAGATTTTACTGAGAAGAACCCATTTGGGACGCCATAAATAATCTTACGAATTTGTTCGCTATTTTACAAATAACTTTTTTCAAATGTTTGAATATTTTTACCACGAAATATTAAGAAAGACTGTAATCGCTTTTGGTACACTGTTTAATGGGATGACTATTAAACATACTGATAGCAGCGATGATGTCGTGAGCGAAATAAAGGTGCCATTGGCATATGGTCCAATGCAAAAGTTTTTGGCAAGACTTGAGCAATCACCAGATTTGAACAAACCAGTTCAAATTAGTCTTCCAAGAATGTCTTTTGAGTTTATTGGATTGAATTATGATCCAAGTAGAAAGGTAACAACAACTCAAACATTTATTACAGCAAACACTGCGAATAAATCACAGGAAAAGAAGGTATATATGCCTGTTCCTTATAATATGCAGTTTGAACTTAATATTTTAACTAAACTGAATGATGATATGCTTCAAATTGTGGAGCAAATTTTACCATATTTTCAACCTTCATTTAATTTGAGTGTTAATCTTATTAGTGAAATCGGAGAAAAAAGAGATATTCCAATTGTCCT